ATTTCTTCAGTATCTGTGTTTTTGTATTGCTCCAATGAATCGTTGAAGAATTGTTCCCATTCGTTGTAAGATGATTTTTCCATAGTGTTTATTGTTTCTGTGTTTGTTTGTTTCACAAATATACAACAAACAGTTCTATCAATCCAAATCTTTCTCGTCTTTTTTCTCAAAATATTTTTTTATCTGTTCTTCAAGTTGAGGATTCCCATTCTTGTTTAATACAATTTTGATGATTGTATATGCGATTGAACAGATGAGTAATATAATCTTTAGTAACTCTTCTATTTCCGTAAATGTCAAGGCAGTAATCCCTGCGTTGAGCATTAAAACCTTATCCATAATAAAATTCTTCATAACAATAAATAGATAATCAATCTATTGTTATACCATATTTTAACTTAACTCTTTCTCTAAATTGTTCTGATATATCTTTCTCAATATCATATCCCATTCTCTCAAAAAATATATCAGTCGTTTCAAATACCCACGAACTATATTGTGGATGTTTCTGTGCGTTCTTTCTACAATCCTTACAGTTGTATGCGAGATAGAAGGGGGGTTTGGATCTATCGTTATGAAACTCATCTTTTACTTTGAAGGTTTCACAATGGGAGCACCGATAAGTCCATTCCCCATCACCATTCATTATCCTACGGTTATTTTTTCTTCCCACGAATAATGATTTCATCAAAGTGATATTCATCAATGTTGTCAAGGATGAATTTAAGGACTTCTGGATAAGTTCCGTTGGTTAAGCGGATGGTCATATCGTCATTGAATAGTTCGTCCAAATTAGACCATCTCTGTCCGTTTCTAATACGGTTTATGTGTTGTCTTGATACATCATATATTGAAGCAATCTGTCCATCAGTAAGATTTGATAGATTAATCAACTTTTTGATTTGAAGGACTTGTTCTACAGTAAGTGTTGCCTTCTTCACACTTTGGTCAATTCTGTTTGATATTTCCATTGTCTCTGTTTTATATCAATAAATATAGTTAAACATTTTTTTTTAATCAAGTTTGACTTTAAAAATAATTATTTCTATATTTATATGTAAATAAACACAAAACAATAAACAAAATGGATAGAACAAATCTAAAACAAATTTATGTAACAAAAGAAGTAGGAGAACGATTGAAGTCCTACTGTAAAGAGAGTGGTTTTATAATGACTAACTACACTGACAAAGTTATCAATGAACATCTTAAATCAATGGGGAAATGATGTTAAAGAAATTATTAAGTCAATCGTCCTATTGGATAATCAATAAGGATTTAACAAAAGAATTAGGTATTGAAACAAGTATGTTATTAACACATTTAATAGATTGTGCTGATATGTTAGACCAACCATTCTATCAACAGAAAGACAGAATAATGAATATGATTGGTATTAGTGAAAGACAATGGAGAAAATCTATGAAAATTTTACAGGATAAAGATATTTTAATTGTAGAAAAAAAAGGTAATCCTGCGAAAAATTACTATACTATTGTTGAGGAATCACTTTTATCTATATTACAAAACGCATCGTCTAGTGAGGATCATTTGAGCGTGTCTAGTGAGGATCAAATGATCGCCACTAAAAAAGTAATAAATAAAATAAAAACAACAACAAGTGAGGACAAAGGTGGGAGGAATCCTCAAGATTCCTCAACCACCAGTTTGTCCATCACTACTCACGATGAAGGAGGATGGGAGAAACTAATAAGGTTATATCCAAAGGATAAGATGAATGATGAGATTACTGCGATTCAAAAATGGAATACACTAACTCAAGAAGATAAACAAAAAGTATTTAGACACATCAAGGTTTACATAAAGAATACAGAACACCAATTCATTAAACAGATTGGTAATTACTTCAGAGAAGAGCCTTGGAGTAAGATGAAACCAAAGAAAAACAAATATGAAGGTATGACAGTAATAAACAATCAAAGTAATTTGACACAAGACGAATTTTTTAATAACTTTACACTATGATAGAATTAGAGAGACATTTTGACAAAAACATTGTAACACCACATCTAACGATTGATGAAGAAACATTGTTTGATTTGCCAGTAATAAATTATACAGACCAAAACGGTAATCACTGGCTTACCAACGGTATTGGTGGGATTGCGGTAATAATTGAAAATAAGGATTGGAATACCTTTTTAGATAATCTATACACCATTCACTACAGACAAGGTGTATTAGGGGAAAGAATACCCGTAAGAGAGAAATTAGACCCATTGGAGTTTAAGAGACCATATCTATATCAATTATCACAAAATCATACACCAGTATTATCAGATGTGAAAGTCAAAGTATTAGATACAAAGACATTACACTCAAAGATGAAAATCAGAAGTATTGGTGTAACAGAAGTAAAATAATTTTGGAGGAATAAAATAATTTTTATATCTTTGTAGTATAAACACAATAACAATGAATAAAACAACAAAAAAAATCGTATTGGACAAAGCACTTGAACAAGAAGAGAAATACTGTGATTTGGTTGCTTATGCCAGAAAAACTTCAGAACAAATTGAGTCAATTCCAATTTTGAAAGAATGGGCTAAAAATCTCATTGAGAAATATCCAAATGAATGTTACAAACTCTCAACAGAAAATGGTGATTGGCATCACGGATTTAATTCAGGTTGTTTGGCAGCGTTTCGTTATATTACAACAATGATGATGGATGGGCTTGAAGAAGCGAATGAGTTTTTTCCTGACCTTGGCACGTAATGAATTGATTTTATCATCAACAATTCTTATATTTATAATAGAGTCACAACGGTGACCAACTGGGAGAATAGTAAATTCTGTGTCATAATTTGATATGTTTTTTTGTAATATGCTATTATTATTTTATCCCCGTGGCCGCTCCAATCTATCTTCATAAGATATACTTTTTTTTTCATTCCGTTCTCCCTTAAGGTCACGGGGATTTTTCAAAATATTTATGAATATGTTTATAAATGAAAAAATATACGAAGAATACTTTTCCCTCTCCAATGGAGATAAGGAAGAGTTGATTCAAATAACAACAAACAACATTGAAGAGTTTATGTCAAAGATGATGATAAACTGTGATATGACAAGAATTGAAGTATTGACAACCGTTCTTGTTTCATTACAACAAGTCAGAGAAACTGGTTTGAATAATGAACAATATGAAAAGGTTGATTTGATTGATAAAGTTAAAGATAAATTGTTAAAGAATGCCAGTACCAGAAAAAAGAACGGGTGAAACAAAAGATAGTTTCCTCCAAAGATGTATGGGTGATAAAACAATGATAACAGAATTCCCTGATATAAAGCAGAGATATTCTGTATGTATATCTAAATCAAAGAAATAATGGGATGCGATTGTAAAAATAAAAACTTAAGAAGAGCAAAAGTAATTCTTCATAATAGAGAATGGGAAGACCTTAATGATATTGAAATGGGTCAGATAGAAGGTTTTTACCATTCAGAGCACGGAGGATATGGAACAGAGGAGGAAATAATAAATTGGGTAAATTCAAAGTAAAATGACAGAACAAGTTAAAAGTTTAATTAGACACACCTTAACCGCAATCGGAGTCCTATTGACATTGATTGGGATAGATAAATTTATACCATTGGTAGAATACCTACAGACAAACCTTGATGGTGTTGTAGCCGCAGTTTCAACATTGGTTGGTGTCGTAGTAACTATCATTGGATTCTTTAGAGATTCAGAAAGATGGGAGAAAAAGGAAGACCAAGAATAAGAATAGAAGATTTAGTAGAAAAAGGTTTATGGCCTGAGGATTGGGAAAACATAATCTATGATATGGGTAGAAGAGGTAAAAACAAAACTCATATTATGGAACATTTTGATTTACATAGAGATACATTCTATAAACTTCTCAAACGTGATACTAAATTTGCGGACGCCGTCAATAAGGCAATGACATATTCACAGAATTATTGGATAAAATTTGCTGAAGATGCTTTCATAAAAGGGGAGTCAAAGAATATCAATTCTAACCTTTGGAGTTTGATTATGCGTAATCAGTATAAGGAGGATTGGTCAGAGAAACAATATATTGACCATCAGACCAAAGGTGAGAAGATAAATGACAAAGACATTGTGGTAAGAGTTATTCCACCAAAGGATTTAGATGGAGATACAGACGACTGAACTCTATATGAAAATACAGGACGCCCTTCAGGAGAATAAAAGATATATTTTCTTGAGGGGTTCGTCACGTTCATCAAAATCATATACAGCACTTCAACACCTCATCGTCACAGCACTGTCACAACCAAACTCACTCATTACTATTGCTCGTGAGACACAGGTCAGTATCAAGAATACCATTCTCGTTGATTTTAAGGACATTCTAACGAAGTTGGAGATATGGGAGGACTCTAACTATAACAAAGTGGAAATGGTGTATAGATTTCCAAATAAATCAATTGTTAGGTTTATTGGTCTTGATGATACAACAGGTAAATTGAGGGGACTCAAATCTGAATACATTATGGTGGATGAGGTCAATACTGTATCTATGGAATCATTTATTCAGTTGGATATAAGGTGTGAGAAATATATCATAGCGGCTTATAATCCACAAATAGATGAGCGGTGGTGGGGATTGGAGTATGAAGGTAAAGAGAATGGAGTAATGATACACTCAACGTGGAAGGGTAATCCTTTTCTTGACGATAGGATAATCAAATCCATACAAGAGTTAAAAGAGTTAGACCCCGACTTATATGAGATATACTCTGAAGGAAGAGTAGTTCCACCAAGAGAAAAGATATTCGTCAATTACGACAAATACTCTGATGAACCAAGATACAAGGAAAGATACATAGGACTTGACTGGGGTTTTGCTACAGACCCCTGTGCTGTTGTTGAAGTATTGATGGATGGTAAGGATGTATATTGTAAAGAATTGTTATATCAAGCAGGAACAACCAATGATGATTTGATATTCATCTTACAGGAACTTGGTATAGACAG